CGCCGCTGCCACCTCGCCACCAAGGGCGTCCAGCAGATCGGGAATGAGTTTGCTAAGTTCGCCGGTTGCGATGGCGACATCAGCATCAAAGCCATCGTCTTTGCCGTAATCGTCAAACGTGACATCCAGAAACGCGAGCTTCTTCAGCGTCAGGCCATCGGTCAGCACAAACGAAACGCGGTCGGCCCATGTCATTGCCAGCTTGGTCGGCATCTTCCCGGCCTTGATGTGGTCCGGCACTTCGCTGATGTCAAGCCGGTGCTTGCCATACTTCACAACCGCTTTTGATTCGTCGCTAGCCTTCAGTTCACACTCGCGATCCACACTGAATCCGGCTGGCGGCTCTTGGTCGATCAGCCATCCGGCCATTGCTGCCGTGGGTGATGTCTGGCTGTTGATCCACTGCAGGGCAATACCTGGAATTGACGCCACCAACGCACTGACAGCATCGTCTGCCTTCGCCTGGCCGGATGCATCCACCAGCACCAGCCGGGAGGCCATGTCAATCCAGATCAGTGTTGCGGCCTGCTTCGGGAAAGCGTGTGGCAGCAGTTCAAGCCTGATGTCATCCTTGAGGTAGCGGGTTTCCTTCTTGCCGGGTTTGCGCCCGGTGGTGGCTTCGATCTGCGTGGCACGCTCGGCGGCTTTGCGGTTGACAACATCGGCGGGGATGGCCTTGGTTTCGGTCATCAGTTTGATGATGATCTGACCGTCTACGGTTTCAGACAGTGACCCGTTAGGCTCCCGTGGCGGAACCCAGCCCACCGACTTTTCTTGTGATGGGCCGCAGGGCACAAACTGAAAGGGCTCCAGGACGTTGTGCGTGATGCTTTGGGTGTCTGATGCGAGGCGATACAGAATGGCGTTTTTGAACACGGTGGGTTTCCTTTAAGTTGATGAAATTACGCGGCCACGGCTTGTTTGCGAATGCTGATGGACTTCACATGCGTCCGGTCAAACTCTGCAATGACTTGGGCGAAGAACACACGGGCGTGTTTGATTTTTTCGATCATGGCGGCTTCCTTGGCCATGTCTCGCTTGATCAGCCAAGTCGTGATGCGGTGCTCTGGCGGGATGTGGTCAACGATGTGTAGCGGCATGGGCTCGTAACGCATCAGGTCTTCTGGTGTGTTGACCATGCAGTAATTCACCTCCCATTCATCGGCATCCCATAAGCGAAGGTACGCGCGCATCTGCCATTCGTACAGCTTGTCAATGCAGGCTTCTTCGCTGATCGGGAACGTGGCCAGTGACCAGCTTGTTTTCAGGTCGTGGCCGCGCTTGCGTTCGGAGTCATACAGGTCGCACTCACCGGTCAGAAAATCATCAGTGCGGCGTTCGGTGTTTTTCAGCAGGTTCAGGCCGCGCACGTAGTTCAGCAGATCAATGGAATCTTGTTCGCACTGAATCCCCTTCTCCATGGGTTTGCTGGTCACTTCAAACGTGACGCCGAAAATCTCCTGCGCAGCCAGCTCGCGGATATAGGTTCGGGCACCAACTGACAATGGGCCTTCTTTTAGCGTCTTGGGCTCGGTCATCAATTTTCCAATGGACGATGGCCTAAAGAGGTATTCACGCATGGTTCTGGCCTTTCAGTTGTGTTTCGCGCTTCGCGGCTGCAGCGGCAAACCGCGCATAACCAGGGACATCCTTCTTTTTGGTGAACGATGCGCCGCCATCGCGTCGGGTGCGCTTGAGTTGATCCATGTCGTTGGACGCTTCGATTGCAGAGAGCCAGTCGGCCAGGTGTGCGTCAAGCACTTCTGAATTGCCATCGTTGTCGTCGTCTGTTTCAGACAATCCGGTGATGGCCTTCAGGGTGTAGCGCTGCAGGTAGCTGACCGTGCTTGCGCGGGCTTGGATAGCGTTCTTTGCGCCGCCTGCATCCGGTGGGCCACCCATGCTCACAGACTCGCTGTGACCGCCGATATGCTTGAGCGTGCAAGTCACTTCAAGCCATTCTTTTTCGTCCTTTGTGATCTTCCAAGATGCGCTCAGGCCGTGGCGGGAAAGGGCAGGCGTTACAGCGTCCACCACATCATGCAGTTCGGCATAAGATTTGCCAGCCAGCGGGCCTGCCGTTACCTTCTTGCCTTTGATAATCGTCACCGCCTCGGACTTGAACCCAGAAAACGCGGCATTGCAAGCCTTTTCGGCTTCGCGCTTTTCCCAGCGCTCTTGCAAGTCCATCATCTTCTCAAGTTGCTCAATAGATGACCCTTGAGCCAGTGCCTGCAGCATGATGGCGGCTGGGCTGTTTTGCTGTGCGGCTGGCACATGTGCCAGTGCTGTGCCTTCGGTTTGTGTTACTGCATTCATGATGTTTCTCAGTTAAAAATTGATTTGAGTAGCTGCTTGAACCATCCCGGTTCTTCCTCCACAAACACCACATTCCCCCGTGCCCCTGGCGGGTCCAGGTCGGCAGGCTGGGTGCTGATTTCGATCACTTCGTGCGACTCCCAGCCTTCACGCATCCGGCGACCGTGCTGGCCTGCTGATCGGCTGATGAACAGCTTCAAGCTGTCGTTGGCGTCATCAGCCATGGCGTCGATGTGCTTGGGATAGCTCAGTTTTATGGTTGCGGTCATTTCTGTGCTCCCGTCAATGCGTTAACTTCTGCTTGCACATCGCGGATAGCTTCGATTTCAGTTGGGCCATCCAGCAGGTTTGACAGTGCCATCACAAGAGCGAGCGCGGCCACCAGCAGGGCGTTGATTAATGTGTTCATGACGTTGCCCTTTCGCGCAATGTGGTGTGAGTCACATAGCCGCAATAAGCACTGTCATGTTCAAAAAACAGCGGATCGTTTTTGAGCCCGCCTGACGGCAAAAAATCAGTTGCGTCAATGCAGCCATTCCCAACAAAGCGCGGGTCGTTAATCGCATACGGCTGGTACTGATCTACCTTCATAATGAAGTCGCCAGTCTGTGCTGTCAGGCCGGAAATAATGGCGGGTTTCATGCGGCCATCCTGTCATTCCAGAGATCTTCACCGCGGTCAAGCGCATAGTTCTCGCGGGCCATCTGGCGCTGTTTCTCCAGATCGCTGTAGCACTCCATATCCAGATCGGCCAGCGTGTCCTCAGTCAGATACTGATCAATCTCTACTCCGCTATCGGTGGTAACAGTCATGTCGCAAACCATGTTCACGTCATCGTCAAAGTTGTACCAAACGTACACAACCTTGACGCCTTGGCCGATCAGCTTCGCAAAGCTGTACTCTTGTCCGTCTGGTGCATTCATCGCAACTCCTTTGAAATTAGGTTGAAGCGGTCGGCTCGCCGTATTTCCGACTCCCGCATCCCTCCAGCGGGTGGCTTCGCTTCGTCGGCTTTTTGGCTGCCTGGCGCTACAGTGATCTGCTGCGCTTGGGTGAATTCTAGCGTAACGCTAAGCACAAAACAAGCGTTTCGCTAATTTATTTTTCCAAGGGTTTACCCTTGCCACTTTCGGGGGATTGCACAAATGTCAAATGCTTGAAACAATTGCTTACAAGCGTGCGATTTGTCACGCGCAAAGGAATCTCAGATGACGCTGGAATCTCGGGGAGGGGCGTGAATACCTATGAACACAGGCACCACACGGCGCGTGCCAGATACGCAAGAAGAAACGGCCTTCTGGTGGTGGACTACACCGGGCCGATTACCGTTGACACTATGGAGATGTTTGAACGACGCTTGTTACCAGACAGGCGCGCGTGCTCCGCTGCCATTGAGCGACTTGATACGGCTATCGTGCTTTTTGCAGGCCCACCACGGCAGGCTGAGGGCTGCTACCCGCCAGGTACGCCACCATCAGCGGTGATCGTTCCACACGATCAAATGCAACGGGCTAGGGAGTTTTGTGCGCTACTGGGGCGGCAGGGCGTGATTCGGACGGCTTGGCTTCCTGAGCATCATGATCATGCCCGGCGCTGGTGTGAGGCGATAGGAAGCTGATCATGGCTTGGGTTGCGGCTGCAATGGCCGCTGCCCTGAATTCTGGCGCAATGGCCAGGAAAAGGCCCTCTAGGGCTTTGATCTCTTTGGGGGTGGTTGTGCTGGCTGGCTCTGAAATTCCAAGCCAATCAGGGTAAGCATCTGTCAGGCTTTTTCTGAGTCGTGCCCCTACGCTGCGCAGGTTCCCGGATGGCAGCGGTGTTCCCGCAATGATCTGCTTTAGGTTATCTGCGCTGACGTGCGCCCTATCAGCAACAAACTCAGCGCCGCCCTCTTTTCTGCAAAGAGCCTTGAGCGCAGCAACAAAGGGGTCGGGAAGGGTCATGGCGTGTTTTTAGCTTAATGCTGAAAATAATTCGTGCGTAACGCTTGAACTTGGTTTAGCGTTACGCTAGAATGAGCGCATGAACCTATCCACCTACTTTGAAACGCAAGGCCGAGGATCGGCGAGCCTGCTTGCTGAATCTATCGGGGCGCACACATCCGACCTTTCAAATTGGGCCAAAGGCCAACGCCCGGTCCCTGTGAAATTCGCAGTTGCCATTGAAAACGCCACCAACAAAGCAGTCACTCGCCAGGAGCTGTGCCCTACCGATTGGCATTTGATTTGGCCCGAACTGATAGAGAGGGTTGCAGCATGACCATCTCGCTTGCGCATCAAAAATATATCAACGCCGTTTACACAAGCGGCGGCGCTCTTGCTCACTCGATTGTTGCAAGAGCCATCAAAAAGGGGACGCTTGAGAAGCCCCAAACATTCAAGTGTTCTGACTGCGGAAAAGACGCATCTTGCTACGACCACCGCGACTACACATACCCACTGAAGGTGGAGCCTGTTTGCAGAAGTTGTAACTGTAAGCGCGGTGCAGCATTGCCAAAAACATGGGAATCTGAGGCCGAATTTCTGGACTACATGACCGGCTCCAAGTCCGTCAAGTATCAATGTGAATGGCATGGATTCGACATCGCTTTGCACGCCAACCCGGTGTTCCGCGCTACCCACGCCGCATCTCCTTCGCCATCTGCTCCAGCTCCCAAATGACCACGCTTCGCACCCGCTCAAGCATGGCCGCAACTGCAACAACTACCCATTCCTGATCAGACATATATGCCCTCCTTTGATATGGCAACCGAAAAACTCACTGTCATCCCACCGCTTGTGATCCGGCAAACCGAATCACTGGCCCGTGACATCCAAGGACTGTCTGACTTGCATGGCATGGAGAAAAGTGAGTACATCCGCCACCTTGTC